CCTAGCGTTTCTATGTACAGCAACATCTATTCCTGCTATGGACATTGGTAATATCAATGTACCATTTAGAGGAAGACAAATCAAAATCGCAGGTGACAGAACCTTCGCAAGTTGGTCAATCACTGTTCTTAACGATACTAACTTTAAGTTAAGAAACGCTTTTGAAAGATGGCAAAATGGTATCAACAATATGACAGATAACGAAGGACTTTCAAATCCTGTAGATTATCAAGTTGACGTATTTGTTGACCAGTTGGACAGAAACGGTAATACACTTAAATCCTATACATTGAGAGGCGCATATCCTATAGGTATTGCTGCTATTCCTTTAAATTATGAAACAAATAATGCTATTGAGGACTTTGATGTTACATTTGAGTATCAATACTTTGAAACAAATACGACTACTTAAAACTATTATAAGTAGTAGTATATATTAAGGAGAATTAAATTATGGCAGAGCTATTTGGGTTTAGTATAACGAGGGTTAAACCTCAAACGGATCCCAAACAACAGTTCAGTATGCCTCAAGCGGAGGACGGCACACAAGTCGTCGCCGCTGGAGGTTTCTTTGGTAGTTACCTCGATATGGATGGTAGTGCCAAGACTGAACAGGATCTAATTAGAAGATATAGAGAAATAGCATTACATCCAGAGTGCGATATGGCAATAGAAGATATTGTCAACGAAGCAATTACGTCTAATGAAAACAGACAATCTGTAAAAGTAGTTACAGAATCATTGCCATTTGGAAGTGCTGTTAAAGTAAGAATAGAAGAAGAATTTAAAGAAGTATTAAGACTATTACAGTTTAATACTAGAGGACACGATATTTTTAGAAGATGGTATGTTGATGGAAGAATTTTCTATCAAAAAGTAATTGACTCTGAAAATCCTAAAAATGGTATTACAGAATTAAAATACCTAGATCCTCGTAAAGTAAAAAAGATTAGAGAAGTTAGAAAGAGAAGACCAGAAGGTATGGTTTCTCCTACTAACATTAATATTGCAGATGAAACAGTTGAATATTTTGTTTACAACGAAAGAGGTATACAAGGTGCAGCTGCTGTTCAAGGTATTAAGATTGCTGTTGATACAATTGCATATTGTCCATCAGGATTAATTGATCAAAACAAAAACGGTTTAGTATTATCTTATTTACATAAGGCAATTAAACCTGTCAATCAATTAAGAATGATTGAAGACTCAGCAGTTATCTATCGTATTGCAAGAGCACCTGAAAGAAGAATATTTAAAATTGACGTAGGTAATTTACCTAAAGTTAAGGCTGAACAATATCTTAGAGATGTTATGGCAAGATATAGAAACAAACTTGTCTATGACGCTGCTACAGGTGAAGTAAGAGATGACAGAAACTATATGTCAATGTTAGAAGACTTTTGGTTACCAAGTAGAGAGGGTGGTAGAGGAACAGATATTACTACACTTCCTGGTGGTCAAAACTTAGGTGAGATTGCAGACATTGAATACTTTAGAAGTAAGTTGTATCGTTCATTAAATGTTCCATCTAGTAGATTAGAAGCAAGTCAAGGATTTAATCTTGGTCGTTCTACAGAAATAACAAGAGATGAATTAAAATTCACTAAATTTGTAGGCAGATTAAGAAAAAAATTTACTGAATTATTTAATGATTTATTAAGAACACAATTAATTATTAAAGGTATAATTGCAGAAACAGAATGGCCAACTGTAAGAGATAGTATATTTTATGACTTCTTACAAGATGGACACTTTGCAGAATTAAAAAATTCAGAAATGTTAAGAGAAAGATTAAATTTAGCAAGAGAAGTAAGAGATTACATTGGTAAATTTTATTCTGTTAATTATGTTAGAAAACATATTTTAAAACAATCTGAATCAGAAATTAAACAAATGGATGCTGAAATTAAAAAAGAAATTAATGACGGTATCATATCATCACCAACAACACAAGTTACAAATGATGATGATGGAATATTATAAGGAGTAAAAAATGAGTGAAGAAGTAAAATCGTTTATTGATAAGTTAGCACAAAATGATATGGTTGGTGCTGGAGATGCTTTTAAAGACGCATTAAGATCAAAAGTAGGTGACGCATTAGACACTAGAAGACAAGAAGTTGCTAGTAGTTTATTTAAAGCAGAACCTCATAGTGATCCAAAACCAGAAATTGCAGGTACAGGTACCTTTACACGTGATGGAGAAGTTGAACCTACAGGTGCAAATACACAAATACAAGAACCAACACCAGAGGTAAACAATGAAGTTGAGCCAGTTAGTGGAGAACAACCAGACGTTCAATAGTAATTCATTTAAAGATTTATCGCCTGTTATGAAAGAGGCGGTTAATGACGTAATGAAATTAATTAAAAATGAGGGCAACTTAATTTTTAATTTTGAAAATGCTGTTAAAAAAGTTTGTGAGTTTCATAATGTTGATAAGGACGATATTGAAGAATACTTTGATAACGAAATTATAGAACAATTAGGAGAAAAGTAAATGGCATGGGTAACTGTTCCTGGAACAAATGGAATTTGGGAATATGAAAATACTGCTGTAGTAACAGACACTTATATAGATTCAGCTGATGGATCAAATGTTAGTGTTTCAAATGGTATTAGAAGTTGGATAAGACCTGGAACGAGTGAAACATTAGAATATTATATTAGATGTAGAACAACAGCAGATAATGTTGAACGTGGAGAATTATACAAAGGGTACTATGACAATCAAGCAAGTTTAGGTGATACTGTTGCAACTATTATTAACACAGTTACAGACGCAGATACAACTCTACAAAGTTGGTTTGATGGATCAGATAGTACAAAATTTGTACCAATTAATCCAACAGATGGAGATACATTTACACAATGGACAGATAAATCAAACTTTGCTCACAATGCTAATCCTACAGGCGGTGCAACAACAAGACCTGTATTTAAAACAAGTATTTTAAACAGTTTATCTGTAGTAAGATTTGATGGAACAAATGATTGTTTGAGTATTAATCCTATTGCGTGGGCTCAAAGTTTATCAGGTATGACAGTAATAGCAGTTTCAAAATTTACTAATACATCTGGAACTCGTACACTTACAACAACTGACCAAGAAGATATGGGTATTTTTATTGATACAAATTATAAAGTTTCAATGGCAGGTGCAAGTGCTGATACAGGTACATCTGCTGATACAAGTTTTCATATTCACACTTTAAAATTTGATGGTACTCAATCAGACAATGCAACTAGATTAGTTTATAGAATAGACAAGTCAGATACGTCTTTAACTTTTACAGGTACAGTAGGTGCTACAACTAGTGCAAGTAATGGAACAATCTATATAGGTTGTGATGATGGTTCTGAATTTTTAAATGGTGACGTAGCAGAATTTTTAATGTTTAACAAAGCACTATCAAGTGCAGAAATAACAGGTGTTGAAAATTATTTATCAACAAAATGGGGATTATAAGAAATGGCAGACACAGTAACAAAACAAGTATTATCAGATACATCTGGTGTAAAGTATGTAATTAAATTGACAAATATTTCAGATGGTTCTGGAGAGTCTTTGGTTAATAAAGTTGATGCTTCAGAAACAACTTTTATGAGTGAAGATGGAAACAGAAAGATTGCAAAAATTTGGTGGTCAATTAATACAGTTGATACTAAATCATCAGTAGAAATTTTGTGGGCAGGTACTATAAATGCAACTGCAATTGTATTATCAGGACAAGGATATTGGGATTTAAGAACTGCAGGTAATGAAATAACAAATAATGCTACAACACCTACTGGTGATGTATTATTATCTACAAAAAACTTTACAATAGGTGATAATTATACAATTTTGATAGAGTTTAGATAAAAAGATGTATAAATAGTAAGAGAGAGATAAGATGAAACTAATATCAGAAGAAATTTCGGACGCACAATATATCGTTGAAGAAAATAACGGTAATAAAAACTATAAAATTAGAGGTGTCTTTTTACAAACAGAAATTAAAAATAGAAATGGACGTGTCTATCCTAAAGACATACTTGACAAAGAAGTAAAAAGATATAACGCAGAATTTATCAATAAGAAACGTGCATTTGGTGAGTTAGGACATCCTGACGGACCAACTGTTAATTTGGAAAGAGTATCACATATGATTACAAAACTCTATCCAGATGGTTCAAATTTTATTGGTGAAGCAAAAATAATGAATACTCCATACGGTAAGATTGTAAAAGGTCTTATAGATGAAGGTGCTCAATTAGGAGTATCTTCTCGTGGTATGGGTTCATTAGAACAAAGAGGTGGCGCTAACTATGTAAAAGACGACTTTTACTTAGCAACTGCCGCTGATATTGTTGCAGATCCATCTGCTCCAGACGCTTTCGTAGAAGGTATTATGGAAAACAAAGAGTGGGTGTGGGACAATGGCGTTCTCGTAGAAAAGAACATAGATGCTTGGAAACGAGAAATAGAAAGTGCGAAAAGAAATGCTTTAGCAGAAGCTAAAGTTAGAGTATTTAAAAACTTTCTTAAAAATCTCTAGTTTTATAAATATACTTACAAAAACAATTTAAAACTAGTTTTAAAATTAAAGAGGAGATTTCGATGGCCGAAACAGAAAAAACACTTGAGGCGACAGTAAAAGAAGTAACAGAAGCAACAGCTCCTGATGCTCCTAAAAAGAATGCTGTGGCGGCTGAACCTACACATCTGAAAAATGATGCTGAAGATTTAGGCGCAGCTGTAGTTAAACCTACAGACAGTAATCCTGACGCTACCAAGAAAGTAAAACAAGTTTCTGGCGACCCACAACAGAAAAGTCAAGGAAGTGCAGACGCAATGCCTAAACTTTCAGGACATAATACTAAGTTGGAGAGCAAAGAAACTGATAAAGATTCGGAAGATAAAGAAATCAAAGAAGGCGAACTACCTGCTGGTCTCAAAAAATACCTTGACAAAAAAGACGATAAAAAAGAGTCTAAAGATGACAAGGAAGATTCTAAAGAAGAAGGTTATGACAAAATGAAAAAAGAGTCATCACACGATTCGGAAGAAAAGAAAGACGAGAAAAAGGAAGAAAAAGAAAAAGAGATTGACGTAAAAGAACACGTTGATGCTCTTGTCGCTGGAGATGATTCATTATCTGAAGAATTTAAACAAAAGGCTGCTACTGTATTTGAAGCTGCGATTAAATCTAAAGTAAAAGAAATCGCTGAAGAAATAGAAGCAGACTACAACAAAAAATTCGAAGAAGAAACCTCAAAAGCTAAAGATGAGTTAGTAGAAAAAGTTGACTCTTATCTATCATACGTGGTAGAGGAGTGGATGAAAGAAAACGAACTTGCTTTAGAAAGAGGA